AGGAGTAAAAAATATGGCACATTTTGCAGAAGTAAACAGTTACGGTTTAGTATTAAGAGTTGTTGTTATTGATAACAATGATGTAAACGCAAATGGCGGTGATCAATCTGCTGGAGCTGAAGAAGCGGTTAAAAAAATCGTTCCTTTCACAACAGGTAAAAGATGGGTTCAAACTTCTTATAACAATAATTTCAGAAAACAATACGCTGGAATTGGTTACACGTTTGATTCCACAAAAAATAAATTCATTGCACCACAACCATTCGCATCTTGGTCGCTAGACTCTAATGACGACTGGCAAGCCCCAGTTGCATATCCAACAGTTACAACTTATGGAGATAACGTTAAATACTTTATTTCTTGGGATGAAGCTGGACAAAGATGGACTGGTAAAGACGATCAACAAAATTCATTCGCTTGGTCACCTGACACTTCATCTTGGATTGCTACAGGCAATTAAGTTAAAGAATTTTTAAACAGGAGTAAGTGACCTATGGCCAAATCCAATGGCGGTATTATCGGAGCATTAAATCCAACATCGTTTGGAAAGTGTACTGTCACATCTGCTACAGGATCAACTACAATTACAACACAACCTGGTACTAGAACAGTTCAAACATTAGTTGTTGCTGGTGGAGGCGGTGGCGGTGGAACAGCTGGTGGAGCTGGAGGAGGAGGTGGAGCAGGTGGTTATAGATGTGTAGAAGTTAATGTTTGTGGAGCAACAGCATATCCAATTACAGTAGGTTCAGGTGGAGCAGGTGGAGCAGGTGGAGTTGGAACAGATGGAAATCCTTCAACAATATCTTCAATTACATCAACAGGTGGTGGAGGTGGAGCTGCAATTAGTAATAATGGAAGACCAGGAGGATCAGGTAGTGGAGGAGCTGGATCAACAAATCCTACAACAGTAGCTGTAGGTGGAACAGGAAATACACCGCCAGTTAGTCCACCACAAGGAAATCCAGGTGGAACGGGGGGAGATGGTTTAGTTGTTTTTAGTGGTACAGGTGGAGGCGGAGGAGCATGTGCTGCAGGAGGTAACGCTTCACCGCCAGCAACACCAGGACCAACAAGTTCTGGAGGAGCAGGAGGAGCAGGTAAATCTAATTCAATTTCAGGAAGCGCAACATTTTATGCAGGTGGTGGTGGAGGAACATCTAATTTAGGATCAGCTGGATCAGGAGGAACAGGTGGTGGTGGAGCAGGATCTGTTTCAGGACCAACTGCAACAGCAGGAACAGCTAACACAGGTGGTGGAGGTGGAGGAGTAGGAGCAACAGCCCCTCCTAGCAGAACAGGCGGAGCCGGCGGTTCAGGAATCGTTATCGTAAAAGAATTAAACAAGGCAACAGGTGTTTGGAGTTTAAAAAGTCAATTTAGTGCACAGAAACAAGGGACGTGGCCGTTTACAGGTACATTAGTAGATTATTTAGTAGTAGCAGGTGGTGGTGGAGCTGCTAGAGGTGGTGGAGCTTATGGAGCAGGTGGTGGTGGAGCAGGAGGATTTAGAAGTTCTTTTCCAGGTGGAACAGCTTTATTTGTACCAACAGCATCACCAATATCAGTTACAGTTGGAGCAGGAGGAGCAGGAGAATCAGCACCATATGGTTGTGTAACAACTAGAAGAAGTGGATCACCATCAATATTTGATACAATTACATCAGCAGGTGGTGGAGGTGGAGGAGTTGTAGGAGCATCTACTTGTACTTTTTATCCAGGTAATGGAGCTAAAGGTATTCCAGGAGGTTCAGGTGGAGGAGGTGGAGTTGCGGCTCCTTCATGTGGTGCAGGTGGAACAGGAAATACACCACCAGTTAGTCCTTCTCAAGGAAATCCAGGAGGAAATTCACCAGGTGGTTTTGGAGGAATAGCTGCAGCTGGAGGAGGAGGTGCAGGAGCAGCAGGATCTAGTCCACCAGGAGCAAAAGTAGGAGGAGCAGGAGGGGCAGGTTCAGCAAATAGTATTACAGGATCACCCGTAACTTACGCAGGCGGAGGAGGTGGTGGAGGAACTAACTGGCAAGGACCAGGTGCTTCTGGAGGAGCTGGAGGTTCAGGCGGAGGCGGAGCAGGAGGAGCAGGAAGTAGTCCAGGAGCTATAAATGGTACATCAGGTACAGTTAATACAGGAGGCGGAGGAGGTGGAGGAGCGTGGTCATCACCTTGTTCTGCAGGTAGTGGAGGTGCCGGCGGATCGGGAATAATTATTGTAAGAGCGAGAAGCTCGAGTATTTTATTAACAGCAAGTCCAGGAAGCAATACAATTTCAGATGCGGGTGGATTCTCTGTTGCAACATTTACAGTTTCAGGAAGTTTAGGATTTAGTCCATTTACAGCAGTAGATTATTTAGTAGTAGCAGGAGGAGGTGGTGGAGGTAGTTTTTATTATGCAGGAGGAGGGGGAGCCGGAGGTTACAGAACTTCATTCCCAGGAGGATCAAAATTAAAAATAGCATCAGGAGCTTATTCAATTACAGTAGGAGCAGGTGGTGCAGGTGGAACAGGTTGCGGAGGTGTAAGGGGAAGTTCTGGTAATGATTCAATATTTTCAACAATTACTTCTACAGGTGGTGGAGGTGGTGGTAGTTGGTCTTCACAAATATCAGGTGGAAATGGTGGATCAGGTGGAGGTGGAGGTACTTTTCCTTCAACATCAGGAGCTGCAGGAACAGGAAATAGTCCACCAGTTAGTCCTCCACAAGGAAATAATGGTGGAGCTGGAAGTGGTCCGGCTCAAATATCAGGAGGAGGAGGTGGAGCTGGAGAAGCAGGAAATACAGATGGTCAAGGATATGGTGGAGATGGTTCACCAAATAGTATTTCAGGAAGTGCAATATTTTATGCAGGTGGTGGAGGAGGAACGGGTGCTTCTGGAATAGGAACTATACAACCAGGTGGAGATGGAGGTGGAGGAGCAAGCGGACGTTATTCACCTCCTGTAGCAGCAACAGCAGGAACAGCTAATACTGGAGGAGGTGGAGGAGGCGGAGTTCATTCTTGTACTGCACCATCAGGAGCAGCTGGGGGTTCAGGTATAGTTATTGTTAGAGGACCTTCGTCAGCAGGATTTTCTGCAGCACCAGGAACAAACACAGTTACAACATTACCGGCACCAGCTGGAGGTTGTAAAGTTGCGACATTCACGGTTTCTGGAACGCTTACAGTTAGCTAATAATTCATACACTTGACATTTATTCTATAAATTAATATATAGGATTTAGAAATGAACCTACAGAATTATTTTTACTATTTTAGAGAAGCACTGACGCCTAGATTTTGTGATGAGATAATTAAATATGGTATTGCTCAACAAGATCAAATGGCACTTACTGGTGGTCAAACTGAAAAAGTTAATAAGGGAAAACCATTAGAACAAAAAGACATACTAGATTTAAAAAAGAAAAGAGATTCAAATATTGTTTGGATGTCGGAGCCATGGATTTACCGTGAACTGCATGGATTTGTTCATCAAGCAAATAGATTAGCTGGTTGGAACTTCGAGTGGTCGTTCAGTGAAGCATGTCAATTTACAAAATATGGTTTACAGCAGCATTACGGTTTCCATTGCGATTCGTTTGAGGCGCCATATCATAATCCAGATAATCCAAACACTCATGGTAAAATAAGAAAACTTTCAATGACTTGTTCTTTATCTGATCCAAAAGATTATGAAGGTGGACAATTACAATTTCAATTTAGAAATCAAGATGATCCAACTATTACAAGAAATTGCACAGAAATATTACCTCGTGGTTCAATATGTGTATTTCCTTCCGCAGTTTGGCATCAGGTCACACCAGTTACTAAAGGAACAAGATACAGTTTAGTAGTGTGGCATTTAGGCTACCCATTTAAATAATATGAAAACAGCAGAAGAAAAAAGAAAATTAAGAAGAGAACGGTATTTAAAATATTATGAAAAAGAAAGAGCAAGAGGTAGAGAATATTTTAAAGAAAATAGAGAATGGATATTAGCTAAAAATAGAAAATATATTAAAGAAAATCCAGATAAACGTAAAAATACAATGTTAAAATATGAATATGGAATTACATTAGATGATTATAATAAAATGTTTAATGCGCAAGAAGGTAAATGTGCAATATGTAAAAAACATCAAAATGAATTAAAAAAAACATTGTGTGTAGATCATGACCATAAAACAGGTAAAGTTAGAGAATTATTATGCATGACTTGTAATACTGATCTAGCTAGTGTAGAAAATAGATTAGAAGAAATGACGAATTATTTAAATAAACACAGAAAGGACGTAAACTAATGGCAAAAACAGATCAATTAAATTCATCAATATATTTTTCAACACCTGTTTATTCTATTGAAATTCCAGAATGGGTAGATCATGTAGATAAAGTTTGTGATAAATATATTAAAGCAGCTAAAGAAAATAATAAAAAAGCTATTAAACAACGTGAAAAAGAATTAGGAAAAAAAGTAGGTGATTTTTCTATGTCGCATCACAGCACATCTCTCGTGGGAGATCCAGACTTAAAAGAATTACAAGAATATATTGGTTCAACTTCATGGAATGTTTTAGATCATATGGGTTATGATTTAACTAACTATGAATTATTTTGGACTGAATTTTGGGTCCAGCACTTTGCAGAAAAAGGAGCTGGGCATCATACGCCTCACGTGCACTATAATAATCACATTAGTGGTTTTTATTTTTTAAGATGTTCAGATAAAACATCTCTACCAGTATTTCATGATCCAAGACCTGGTAAACTTATGACTCAATTACCTTTAAAAAATGAAAAAGAAATTACGTTAGGAACTGACAAAATACATTATAAACCTCAACCAGGAACAATGATTTTTATTCCAGCGTATTTAACACATGAATATATCGTTGATGCAGGAATTGAAGATTTCAGATTTATTCATTTTAATCTACAAGCTGTGAGAAAAATGATTACAGATACTGTAAGAGTACAAACAAAAGAAGAAAACAAAAAGGAGAAAAAATGAGTTTTAAAAAAGATAAGTATATAGT